CTTGTGACGTCAATGCTGGGGGTCATGTGAGGTATTCGGAAAAGGTGAAGACCGGACTGCGCGAACAGTACCGGCCTTCGGGTGCAAATGTAGTGAACAGTTGCGGACTCATTATGACAAAGAGTAATCCAAAACACCAGGCGCGGGAGTCATAACCATGTCGAACGTTGCCTATGCCAATTTTGCGGCGCATTCCGCCGTCAGGAGCAACCGGATGGAGAACCAGAAGACCGGATTCATCCCGTTGTACCGGAGCGTTCTCAAGCAGTCCTGGTCGAAGGATGTATTTCTTCGCACCTTGTGGGACAACCTGCTGCTTGGAGCTGCTCGCCAGCCGTACATCGCCAACTTCAAAGGTAAGCAGTGGCCGCTGGAAACCGGACAACTGGTAACCACATCAGCCGATCTGGGGATGAATTTATGCGACCGTGCAGGGGAGCCTACAAGTCGCCATGCAGTGGAACGAATGCTGGCTGTTTTTGTTCGGGAAGGGATGATTTCCACCGCCGGAGAGAAGCGCAAGGGCACCGTGATAACCATCACAAACTACGCCGTTTATGCTCAAAAAATGGACAATTTACCCGCGCATTCAGCCGCGCATTACTGCGAGCATAAGCCCGCGCATGACGAACCCAGTAACGGCGGGGCTTCGGATGGTGATGCCGCGCATTCAGCCGCGCTTAAGGCCGCGCAATTCCCCGCGCATCATGAACAACAAGGTAATAACAACAATAAAAACCTTAAAAGATCTTCGTCGAAGAATTCTCGCGAATCCTCCGACGTGAAGCTGAAAAAGTTTTTATCTGCTCATCCGGAAGCGGTGATCTACACCCCCTCCGGAGCCAGGTGGGGTTCAGCAGAAGATTTGGTTGCTGCTGAATGGATTGCTGTTCGTGTGAAGAAAATCAACCCGACCTGCAAAGAGCCTGACATGAAGGCTTGGGCGAACACCATTCGCATGATCCGCCAGATTGATGGCCGTACCCATCAGGAGATTTGCTCCCTGTACGACTGGGCGAGCAAAGACAGTTTCTGGCACAAAAACATCATGTGCCCATCAAGCCTGCGCAAGCAGTGGGACCGCCTGACGGTTGAACGTGCCTCGGGGGCTGCTCCTGCATCTCCTGCTGGTAAGCAGCCTATCGACTTCAACAACACTGACTGGATCAACGAGGTGTTCAAATGAAAAGTATCGCTGAAAGCATGCGCAACTTTGACCGCGAAAACTTCCGTCGCGCCGCTCATGGCATGCCAGAAATTCAGGATGCCAGCGCACCAGCGCGTCAGGCTGAGCAGGTGGCTGTGATTTTCAACTCGTTGTTCGCGCAGCTGCGTGCCGCGTTTCCGGCAGCAGTGGCGACCATCCGCAACCAGGCTGAATTTGATGAAATCCGCCGCCAGTGGCTTCTGGCGTTGGGCGAAGCCGGGATCGTGAAGATGGAGCAGGTCGATGCCGGTATGCGCGTTGCCCGCCGCCAGGAAAAGCCGTTTCTGCCGTCTCCGGGCCAGTTTGTTGCCTGGTGCCGCGCCGAGGAAAGCGCTGCCGTCGGATTGCCTGACCAGAGCGAGCTGGTGGCGCTGGTGTACCAGTACTGTCGCAAACGCAGCAGCTACCCGGACGCGGAGTCGTACCCATGGCCTGGCAAAACCGCTGAAGGCCAGCACACGACGAAATCCAAAGCCTGTTACTGGCTGGTCACCACGCTTTATCAGCAGATGCGCGGCCAGGGGCTGAGCGATTCGGAATTGAACCGTAAGGCCGGAGAGGAGCTGGCGAAGATGGTTCAGCGCATCCGGTCTGGGGAAGCCATTCCGGAACCGGTTGTGCGGCTGCCGCTGATGGGCGCCAAAGCGCTGACGCGCGAGCAGGGTATGGAGCGACTGGCAGAAATTCGGGCGAAGTTCGGACTCAAGGGCGGGAGGGCATAAGCATGGCTCACAATTATGCAACCAAAGAACAACGCGATCAGCAGGTGCAGGAAATCATTGCGATGGTGAAATCCCGGGGTCGCCTGACGCCTGCGCAAGCGGTGGTGCATTTCGGTCTTGGCGACGACGCTATCCGCCGCCGGTTCGAAGAGGCCTGCGCCACTGGCGAGGTTATCACTCACTTCAAATGCGGCCTGTTCCGTGACCAAAAGGCTCTGGCTGATTACCTTCAGGAGCGCCCGCGCCGCCTGTATGGGCAGATGCGAGCCAAGGCTGAGGCCAAAGCGCTGGCGTGCCATGGTAATGGGATTTTTGACGAATGCCGTGCGAGCGAAGCAATGCAGCGCGTGCTGGCGGTTTACGGGAGAGCATCGGTATGAACACAAGCGATGAAAACATTCAGGCACTGGAAAGAGCCGCAAAAACAGGTGGTCAACTTGACGCTATAACCGTCCTGCAGGTGCTGGCTGAGAGAAAAATTGATAAGGCCTGGATCGTTGAGTTAACCGAGCAAAAGGCGAAGTGGGTTGCCTGGGCCAATGAAGCGTCGGCAGAAGCCGATGAGGTTAAATCTATGCGCGAGCAGGTCCGCCTGCTGACTGAGCAGCGCGACGCGGTGGTGGTTGAATTTGCGAAATTTAAGACAGCGCACCCGCAGCCATTTGGGCCAGAGATGATGAAAGCGCTTGATGCCTACGAAAAATATCAGGATGAAGTGCCAGAAACCGGGATGCTGAATGCCTTTTTCATCCTGCGTGACAGCATTGTCGTGGAAACCCCCGCCATATCTTCCGCTATCGCCGAACGGCGAGCAGAGGGGGAAGCGCCGTTAATCAAAGCGCTACTGACAATTGCCAACTCTGAGGAAATTGATGGCGACACGGTGGTTTGCGATTTCGACAGTCTAGTTTCAGTCGCTGCTGGTGCATTGTCTCAGTATTACGCCCGCCAGCTTCGCGAGAGCAAAGGAGCGCAGTCATGAGCGACGCAATCAGGCAAATCAATTTTTACGTGAACGAGGCGTCTCCTGAAACCATCGCTGACCGAGCGGCGTACCTGACAAGCGTGTTTATTCCGTGGTTACGTCATGGTCTGGAGAACACAACTCGCTGGACTAGCGAGAACCCAGGCGACAAAGAAATGCAGGAATTGCATTCAGCCTATCAAGCTGGGGTTGAGTTCTTCAATAAATGGGAACAGGAGCGTGCAGCATGACCAACGAACAGATTCAGGCACTCAAAGCGGCTGACGCTAGTCGTATCGCAGATTGCGTCAATGCCTGTGAGGGTATTAGCACTGAGAACCTCGTCAATAATGTGCCACTAAAACAAGGTTTAGCAGGGCTTAACAAACGCATTCGTGATGCAGAGACTCAACGCGACGAATTGCTGGCAGAGCGTGAGGCGGATAAGGCGCTGATTGCTGAGCTGGGTATGGTAAATGAGCTGTTTCTGCGCGCAAAAGCTCTGATGTACCAGTCGGGCGGGACACCAATAGAAAACTCGCTTAATCCGATTGATGCATGGCTCTATGACGCAGAAAGCGCCGCTGGCATCACCCTGAAAGTGGGAGGGGAAGATGGCACTAACTAAAACTCAGCGCGCCGAATTGCGCATGAAGTTCGGCGGCAAGTGTGCCTACTGCGGGTGTGAACTGGCTGAGAAAGGCTGGCATGCTGACCACGTGGAGGCAGTGCTGCGTAAATCAGAACAGTGCATGAAGGCGGCAGCGAAAGGCATTTTCAAGCTGAAGGCAACCGGTGAGGTATATCGACCTGAAGCAGAGCGGCTGGAAAACCTTTACCCGGCGTGTGCTCCCTGTAATCTGATGAAAACTTCCTATTCGCTGGAAATGTTCAGGAAGCAGGTATCTCTTCAGGTTGAGCGTGGGCGCAAGAGCAGCATGAATTTCCGCACGGCAGAGCGTTTCGGTCTTATCGAGACAGTGGAGAAGCCGATTGTGTTCTGGTTCGAGCAATACCAGGTGGGAGGGGAGTGAAGATGTTTAATTCAGGTGACTTTAACACGGCACTTATTTTCTTAGGCCTCGTATGCGCAGTTGTTGGCTGGTGCGTTATCGAATTCATCCTCTGGCTGTTTTCGTTCATTCACATTTCATTTGGGGCATAGAGAGGCCGTATGAAACACGAACTGAGCAAAGAGCGCCTGGAAGAGATCCACAAACTCGCCTCTAAGAGCCAGAAATATATCTATCATCTGAGAGCGGATGAGGTCGAAGCAATGGCCCGCGCACTCCTGGCGGCGCGTGAGCAAGAGCCGGATTACTACGTCGTATTGGATAACAACATCCCATACGATGTTTTCAAAAATGAAGACGAGGCGAATTTTTATGCCGCCGATGCGAGCGGACTATTTCTCGTGCAGAAGGTATTTACCCACGCCGCGCCATCAATCCCTACCGTCTCATTTTATCGGGATGGAATAGCCGCTGCCGCCGCATGGGTGGACACGCAACGCGAGGCTTACGATAACGAGCATGGCCACCATGACCCGGACACCGGCACGTTTGAGTTCGGCAACGATGCGCAACTGGAATATTCTTCCACGCTGGCGGAGATAGCCGAGGGAATCCGCGCATTGCACCCGAATGCCACCAGTGCGCCATCAATCCCGGCAGCGGTTCCGGAGGAACCGAGAATATCAAGCGAAGAGCTTGATGACGAAACATTAGATGAACTGATCGAGTTTCGGCGGAGTACCTTTGAATATCACCAAGCACAGGGCAATAAGGTGCGGACCATTTTGCACGGCGTAGTGTTGACGGCCATGATTGAGCTTAAGGAGTGCCGCGCCGCCATGCTCCAGCTCGAACCACAAAACGCACCGCAAAATATTCCAGCTGGGTATGTGCTGGTACCGATTGAACCGACAGAGGATATGGTCATCCACGGTTTTGAGTCGGAACCCAGTGAGGGCTTCAGCGAGACTGACGTATGGGAAGCCTATGAAGCAATGAGCGGGTGCCAGCAGGCAGCTCACCGGGCAGAGTTATGCTGGGCTGCGATGATTGCCGCAGCGCCTAAGGGGGTGAACTTAAATTCTGACTAAACTCAGTCTGCCACGTGACAATAATCGAGGTGGATATGAAAGCAAAATACAAGGTGATTATCACTGTAGATAAACAGCGATATGAATTCGAAACGATAATTGAGCGCAGTGATCGTACCACTCCTGAAGAATTGAATGCTGCACTCGCCCCTGAGGGGCAACGGCATCTAGAGTCGCTAGGAGATGACGCATCGTTTGGAACGCGCGGTGGGTTTACTAATATTGAGTACCAATATTTAGGTCCTGCTTAATTGTGATGTATCCTCCTCAAAGCATCGAGGGGGATTTTTTATGTCTGAGTGGAATTTAGCTGCAAAACCGCAGGAAGAACGCGACAAGGTTAATGTCGACCTGGCTGCTGCAGGGGTAGCATACAAAGAGCGGATGAATATGCCGGTCATCGCTGAACAGGTTGCGCGCGAGCAGCCGGAGCGCGTGCGCTTCTATCGTGAAAAAAGCCTGCAACTGCCGCGTGCCAGCGACCCGCGCTATATCGAGATGGCAGAGGCCAATAAAAAATAACGTTGATTCAGCAAAGGAGTAGTTCGTGACGGAAGCTTGGGCTGTTCTTATAGCGGGAGTTTTTGCAGCTCTTGCTGCATTAGTCGGATTAATCATAACCAAAGAGAGTAAAACATCCGATTTTAGACAGGAATGGATAAAGGAGCTAAGAAAGTCATTTTGTGAGTTTAATAAGCTTTCGGTAAAAATTCACAACGAGTACGTCCTTCAAAATACATTTGAACGTACCAAAAAACAGGCGGCAAGAGGTAGAAATGTTTCAAACTTGCCTGATGATGATTATGCTGAGCTTAACAGGTTGATTTCTGAGATAAAACTCAGAATGAATTTATCTGAGCCTAAAGATGAAGAAAACAAATTAATTACCATGCTGGATTATTGGGAAAGTGTATTTGACTTAGAAAAAATCATATTCAGAAGTCAGTACAATGAGTTGATAGAAATTCAATCTAAGATTCTAAAAATAGAGTGGGAAAGGGTCAAGACAGGGGAGTCAGCGTATAAAGGATTGCTCTATACTTTAAAGTGCGCCTTTGTTGTGATGGTTTTATTGTTATTTGCATTTTTTGTTATAAACACCGCGCATTCCTTGCTCTGACTTTAGTTGATTTTACAAAATCACCTGTCCATAATACCAGTGTCAGCCTGAACAACTGACAAACC